ATCAGCACTGTTCTGAGGATAAGGAATGGAAGGCTTCTCATGATGTTACACGATTGTCCCTGCACCGCGCTGTTGAGCGTGCTCTTGTAGTGTCAGGAAACCGTGTGTGGCGTTTAGAGGGCTCCCAAGTTTCTGGAAATCCGGGTACTGCTGTTGAAAATTCTCTCATAAATTGGATTTTGACTTTTTGTGTTTGGTTGCGCTTGGCTAGAATTTATGCTCCTGAACTTGCGAATTACGCTTCTTTTAAGAAATACGTGAGATGCGGATTTTATGGAGATGATTTCTTTGCTGCAGTTCATCCAGACGTTCAATCATGGTTTCATTTTAATAGTTGTAAAGATATCGTAACTATATATGGCTTTAAGGCAACTAGTGCCGCAAAATCAACTGGTGAAGTTCCAAATATTAGGCCTTTAGCAGAACTGGAATTTCTTAAGAAATCTTTCCGTAATGAGTCAGGATATTGGGTTGGCAAGGCAAATTTAGATTCTATTGTTAAACAACTCTCTTGGATTAGATTCTCCCCCCCCTATTCTCCTGTGGATTCTGAGTGGCCCGTATGTAGTGATCCTGCACTCGTGGCTCAATCCATTGACACTATTTTTCCCGAATTAGCTTTACATGGTCGTGAGTTTTTCGATGTTTGGTGTAAGAAGATTCGCAAAGCGATTAAAGGTAAACCTATTATGTTGAATTTCCCCTCTTACGAGGAATGTTATGCAACACTTGGTATGCCTCTTTAAATTACTAATACAGTGTACTTTCATTTTAATATTTGTAACTCGACGTTTAAATTATTGTGATTATACACTTTGCGTTTCTTCCATCATCATTCATTTCGTACCCCCCCCCTCAAATTCATTATGTCAGGCCTCGGTGAGGCAATCGACTCTGGTGGCATCTCTGGTACAGCGGAAACAGTTCCGTCTCAAGATGCACAGACACTTCAATCCCAACCATCAGAAATTAAGCATACTAGTGCGATTGAAACTCTTAATTTTCTTCTCTTTCGTGATTGGATTTTCCTTACCCGATTCGTTATTTCTTCCAAGTTTCAACCTGGTCACGTGTTTGGCATTATTAAAGTACATCCCCTATTTTGTCATAAATTTGTTCGTTTTGTATATCAGATGTTCAATGCCTGGAATGGTTCCATGGGTATTCGGTGCCGTTTTATGGCTACTGCGTTCTTTGGAGGCTCTTTCAGGGTTGGATTTCTTCCCCCTAATATCTCGGAATCTGAAATTCGTGGAATGGGAACTGAAAATCTTACCGCTTATCCTAACGTTGATTTGGATCCTAAGAACACAGACTGGATGACTTATTCACCTCCTGATGAGAGAAATGTGATGTTTCATTGGAGCACTAATACACCTGATTACACTAAGCCTGAATCTTTTGGAGGGTATATTGTTTTCTATGTTGTTGGTCCTCTTGTGACACAGAATGCCACTTTTGATAGTATTTCTCTTGTTGTTGAATCCGTGGGTAAATTCCAGTTTGCACAACCAAATCCTTCATTCGGTATAACCATTGCTCCTCCCATCAACGCTGGTCCTTTATCTGTTGCTACTTGCACTGATATTTTTAACCAGCGAGGGTGTGATGATCAAGTATCTTCTCGAATGCGTATGCAATATCTCAATTCTGGTGTGACATCATTGTCGGTTGGAGGTATGTTGGCTAAGGGAATCAATGGTGTTTACACTTCTAGTTTTCCTGGTCAGACCCTTGATCCCGCAATGTTGACACTCCGGAACGGGATAGAAGCTAACACAACACATTTAGGTATGGCTCAGTTCTCTCTTGTTAATTCAGATTCTTCTTCTTATTTAGATTTGTCCATTTTCCCTGGTAGGCATCAAAATATTATACAAAATTGTGAGCTTAGTGCTTATGAAGCTACAGCTAATTTATATGGTCTTAATTTGATTACAGTAATGACTCCCGTTAATAATACTTCTTCTAAGAAATTCGATGCTGGTGAATTCAAAGTCTTTTTCCAACCCATGAATGGCGGATTGTACTTTGCAAGCTACCCTGCTGATGCTGGTCATTCCTGCTATTTGACTGTTGCTGGAGAAAATTCTGCTCCCATTTCCCTTGCTGCTTTAACTATTACAGGAAATAGTACTTCTCTTACTCCCACTGTTGCTAATGAATCTATTGTTACGTTTACGAATGTTGGAACTAGATCGCTCAACATCCAGACGGAGGATATGGCTTTCGACATGGACGCGACTTCTGGTCTCGACCCTGCCGTTAGCTATCTCTATGCCGTTAGGACAAAAGCTTTCCCTGATCCTATTCGTATTCTTAGATTAAACCCCAATGGATTCCTTACAACACAGCCCTTTGCTTCAGATGTTATCTTTGATGGTTCAGGATCTGAAGTTTATTTAACTTATGAAGGAACTTTTCCTACTAGCTCCCCGCTTCCCCCTACTTCTTCTATGTCTTATATGTATCATACACAGTTGCATAATGATATGCTTTCGAAATATGGAACTAAAAATCGTCGGACCCGGATCGAGCCAAGCGATGCTGGCAAAATTTTGATGCTGGAAAATACTATTTCTGACTTAGTGAAACGAGTTGG